AAAGACAAACATTTCGAAGACCTGAAAATGGTCCTATACATGAACCTGTGTAATTTTACTTTCGTTCAAAATGATACATCAAACGAACTAATTGAAAACTCCGACATTACCTTTGGAGTTTTAAGGAATTGGAGGGACCAATTAATCGTGGAAGGGAAGGCCGCAGGAACGATTACACAGTACCTGTTTGCGATGCGGAAATTAATCGAGTTTACCGGGCTTGGAGTTGCAGAGATACGGGAGAACCATATCCGGAGCTATCTCGCACACGGTAAGGTATACAGGAAGTGGAAAGACAAGACGTACAACGGGAAGGTTAGATGTCTCAGGCAGTTTTTTAATTGGGCCACCGATTACGATATCATTGCAGAAAATCCTATGAGAAGAATAAAGGAGACGAAGGAAGATTTTCGGATCGGCTCCATCCTGACACCAGAGCAGCGAGAAATCTTCCGTTGCTGCTGCCGGACAGAAAGAGAGCTGTCCCTGATAGATTTTTTATACAGTTCTGGCGGCCGAATCTCTGAAATTCGCCAGCTTAACCGCAATCAGATAGACCTGGTGAACCGCCGGGCGGTTATCTATGGCAAGGGCAGAAAGGAAAGAGAGATATATTTTTCGCCGCAGGCATTCGTACACGTCACGCAGTATCTTGCCGGCAGGAAGGATGATAATGAAGCTCTGTTTGTATCCACGAAGAAACCTTATAATCGGTTAACAAAAGACGGTATACGGTGGATTATAAAAAATATACAGTCCAGGGATGAACGTCTGAAGGGCTTACAGATATCACCGCACACCTTCCGGCGCACGTGCGGAACAGACATGATAAATCACGGCGCACCGGCGGAACTGGTACAGCGTAAACTTGGACACAGCAATATCAATACGACACTGACATGTTATGCACAGATTGCCACAGAGACAGTCCGGGAGGCAAACAACAAATATTGTTACGCATAGACAGGAGGATTAATGACAGCTAAGGAATATTTGAAGAGGATTAGGAAACTGGATCACGATATCGACAGAAAGCAGTATGAGTTTGAGACTTTAAAGAAGCGCAGGACATACATAAGCGGAATGGATTACTCGGCAGACAGAGTGCAGATGAGTCCCGACGGGGAAGGATTTACCCGGATATCAGATAAACTTATCGATTTGCAGCGAGAAATAAATTCTGAGATAGACGAGTACCATGATATGAGGCATAAGGCCATTAATCAAATACAGAGCTTATCAAGAGAGGAATATTCTGATATCCTGTTCCGTCTGTATGTACAATATCAGTCAATGACCGAGGCGGCTTCCGGAATGGGATATGATTATTATTGGGCCTGTCATCTGCATGGCAGGGCATTACTGGAATTTGATGACCGCTTTTTGAAACACCGCAACTAACCGCAAGACTTTTTTTGTCAACCCGTGTTATAGTATAGATAGCGAATTAGGGATAGAAGCCTGGTTCGCTTCATTCATCATTATTCCGGCCGCTTGAAAATTAGAGCGGCCGGGACCTCCCTTAAAGCAGCGAGGCGCTTATCGATTGATAGGCGCTTTTTTAATGCATGAAAGAAGGTGAAATTTTTGAGGAACCGCCCGGATAAAGACGGAACCCACCGCGGAGCGTTCGAAAGGAATAAGAAGAAGATATTCGCAACTCAAAGTGTGTGCGGTATCTGTGGTAAGCCAGTGGACTTTACCCTTAAATATCCGCATCCGCTATCACCATGTATTGACCATATAATACCGATTGCGAGGAACGGCCATCCATCCGATATTGATAATCTCCAATTGGCCCACTGGACCTGCAACCGGCAGAAGTCAGATAAGTTGGTGGAAGAAAAGAAAAAATATCAGGGGGACAGCAACGAAATAATAAGCAACCGTATGCTGCCGCAATCAATAGATTGGACTAAATATAGCGGGTAAAGGTGTTTTGGCAGACGGGAGAAGGTAGGGGGATACCTCCCTCCCCTCCCTCTCTTTCGACCTACACGCCGTCACTGTGAAAAAAAACACACGCCAAAGGAGGGCGACATGGCAGAACAGAATGGAATTGGATATTTACGGGATAAACTGACTATAAAAAAATCAAGAGTTCAGCTCCGATACAAATATTACGAAATGAAAAATAGTTTTGTTGATATGAGAATATCGACTCCACCAAACTTGGAAAACTGGAAATCCGTTCTCGGCTGGTGTGGGAAGGCGGTAGATTCCCTATCCGACAGGCTTATATTTCGTGAATTTATGGACGACAATTTTGACCTAAATGAAATATTTCAGATGAATAATCCGGATACGCTGTTTGATAGTGCGGTACTATCTGCATTGGTGTCATCCTGCTGCTTTATCTATATCAGCGCCGACGAGGACGGCTTCCCGCGGTTACAGGTTATCGACGGAGGGAGCGCAACGGGAATTATAGACCCGATTACCGGTCTTTTGACCGAGGGCTACGCAGTGCTGGAAGTAGATAAGGACAAAAAACCGACTTTGGAAGCATATTTCGTACCGGGTAGAACGGATTATTACCGGGCAGGGGAGAAAGAGGCTGAAAGTATACCGAATAGTGCGCCTTATCCGCTACTGGTCCCAATTATTTATCGGCCGGATGCGGTCAGGCCGTTCGGACATTCACGGATAAGCCGGGCCTGTATGGAAATTATGGGGAGTGCGCTTCGAACGATTAAGCGCTCGGAGATTGCGGCAGAATTTTACTCCTTCCCGCAAAAATACGTGGTGGGATTGTCAAACGAGGCAGAGCAGATGGAAAAATGGCGGGCCACCATGTCAGCTATGCTTCAATTTACGAAAGATTCAGACGGGGATAGCCCGAAATTGGGGCAGTTTACCCAGCAGAGCATGTCACCGCATATAGAACAGCTCAGGATGTTTGCTTCGCTATTTTCGGGGGAAACCGGTTTGACATTAGACGATTTGGGTTTTGTAACAGATAACCCCAGCAGTGCGGAGGCCATTAAGGCCAGTCATGAGAATCTAAGATTGGCAGCCAGGAAAGCACAGCGTACCTTTGGCAGCGGATTTTTAAACGTCGGATATTTAGCCGCATGCATCCGGGATGATTATCCATACCAGCGGAAACAGTTATATCTTACCCGTGCTGCCTGGGAACCGGTATTTGAACCAGATGCAGCGATGCTAACCAGCATTGGCGATGGTGTGACTAAAATCAACCAGGCTGTCCCGGGTTATTTCGGTCCTGACAACCTTCGGGGCCTGACGGGAATTGATTATTTAGGGGAGGTGAAGTAGTGGAAGACATAACGCCGGAGCTACTTTCGAAAATCAAAAAAGCTTTTAAGGCAGCCATCGAGAAAAATAAAAAGATAACGGTTTTGTACGAGAGGATCCGAGACGGAACTGCTACATACCAGGAAGCAAATGAATTTGCAATAGTGATTGGTGAAAGCCTGGCGGAAGCATTTAAAAATCATTTAAGTGCCGACATCCTTCCCGATGGGCGTATGTATTACAATATTGCAAGCCGGATTATTCCGGAGACATTGCAGCACAATCATGAATTAATCACCGAAGTTGCTGCAAAAATCCAGGAAGATTTGAACAAGCGCGCTGGAATAGGGATAAAAGCAATCAAGCCGGAATTGAACGAGGATCGAATAAAAGGGCTTGTTGAGAAGGTATCGAATGCAGAAGACTATAATGACGTGGCCTGGGTTCTGGATGAACCAATCGTAAATTTTTCCCAAAGCATTGTGGACGATTTCATCCGAGAGAACGTGGAGTTTCAGGGGGCAGCAGGAATGCGACCAAAGATTATTAGAACGACAGTAGGAAAGTGCTGTGAGTGGTGCGAAAAGCTCTCGGGAACCTATTCATATCCAAACATACGGAAGGATATTTACAGGCGACATGAGCGATGTAGATGCATCGTTACTTATGATCCGGATAAAGGGAAGGACATACAGAACGTTCACACAAAAAGATGGCAGGAACGTGAAAAAATAGAGGCAAGAAAGAAAATTGGTATTAGCCAGAAGGAAAAAGAATCACCGGAAGCCAGGCAGCAGCGGGTAATGCGGGAGAATGGATTAAGCCGTGAGGCTCAGAGATTAGCCCATCCCAAAATACACCGATGAATAATTATGATTAAGGAGGGGATGTCATGGCAGATGTCAGAATGGGCCGCCAGACACCCACTCAATCCGTAATTCTTCCTTACATCCAGACAAAAGGGCCGGAAGCGATTGAATTATATCATGCAACAGGGAATGACCTGCTGGAATGGCAGCAGCTTTTAGCATGCGACATCATGGCGACAAACGAAGACGGCCTGTGGGTACATCAAAAATATGGCTACTCCGTGCCACGAAGAAATGGTAAAAGTGAAAACGTTTTGGGCCGCTGCCTGTGGGGGTTGAAAAACGGAGAACGCATTCTTTATACGGCCCATCGGGCGACAACCTCGCATTCGGTATGGGAACGTCTGGATCGAATGTGTTCTAAGGCAGAAATCGAAATTGAGTCATCGTTTAAAGCATTCGGAAAAGAGCATTTATATGCATCAGACGGAGGTGTAATTGAGTTTCGAACCAGGACGTCAAGCGGGGGCCTGGGGGAAGGCTATGACCTTCTTATAATCGATGAAGCGCAGGAGTACACGGAAGCGCAGGAAACGACACTGAAATACGTTGTATCAGACAGCCCCAATCCGCAGACGATTATGCTTGGAACGCCTCCAACCGTGGTATCGGCCGGAACTGTGTTTGTAAAATACCGGGATACGGTGCTTTCTGGAAATGGTTTCGATTCCGGGTGGGCTGAATGGTCTGTCGAGGAGCAGCATGATCCGGGCGATGTGGAGTCATGGTACGAAACCAATCCTTCCCTGGGGACGATTTTAACAGAAAGAAAGATTAGGGCAGAGATTACAACCGACGATATCGATTTTAATAT